CTACGTAGATCCGATCCTCACCAACTTTTCGGTTGGGTATGTAGATCAGAACTTCTACGCAGAATTGCTTATGCCGACTACTGAGGTTAGAACTCAGTCTGGACGTTATCGTGTATTCGATAGAAGTTCATGGCTGATTTACCCTGACCGACGTGAGCCGGGTACGGTTGCTAACGAGATTCGCGGAGCTAAGTGGAGTGAGGATACCTTCTTCACGAAGGAACACTCACTTCAGGCACCTGTGCATGATGAGGAAAATCAGGAGCTTACTTCGCAGGGTGGTCTTGCGAACGATGCATTTGGAGGCGATCTTCAGCTTGATCCTATGCGCGATGCTACGGAGCTTGTTACAGGTTCCATCATTCGCGGTAGGGAAAAGAAGGTAGCTGACACAGTTCGTAACACTGCGAACTACGCTGCTGGTAACTTTGTTACGCTTGCAGGCGCTCAGCAGTGGGATGATTACACTAACGGCGTTACTTCTACGTCCAACCCCGTACTGGACATTATGAACGGTATGAGGAAAGTGTACTCTCTTACTGGACGTTGGCCTAATACGCTTGCTATTCCAACGTTGGGTCTTGGCTTTATCGAGAATCATCCGCGTGTAGTTGATAGATTCAAGAGCTTCACGCTTACGGAAGAAGATGCATTCCGCCGTCTTACTGGCTTTACGGGAAGAATCGTGCTTGTTGATTCTGTTTACAATGCTGCTGATAACGTTGATGCTACTGAGAGCATTACCTCCCTGTGGGGTAAAGACGTTTGGCTCGGTATTGTTGATCCTACTCCTGGTCAAAAGACTAAGACGTTCGGTAAGACGTTCTCACAGATTTACCCCGACGGTACTATCCGGCCTACGGATCGTTGGTATGAGAACGCACGTAAGACTGAGGTTGTGCGCGTTTCTCAGAAGTACGACCTTAAGATCGTCAGCAATGTTGCTGGCTACATCATCAAGACCGCATTTAGTGCGGGTGCCTTCTAGGAGGGGGTGAGTTAATTGGCTAATAAAGAAATGTACGCATGGACGCCAATCCTCGCCGGTGATAAGTCGGCTGCGATGGGTGATAAGGTTAGTAAGAACAGTCTCGGTGTAGACGATGCTAACTTCAATGCTATGGTTGAAGCTGGTTCCATTAGGGCATATCCCGTACCGGATATGCCTGAGGGGTATCAGGGTAGTGTTGTAGATCATTTGCGTGATGAAATTCGTCGCGCAGAAGAAGCATCTACTGAGATTGCTTCGTTTAACCTTGGTGGTTCATACTTCGGGCCTACTCCTGAAGAAGTGCTAATGGACCCACCACTCGCTGAGGAACAGGCTGAAGAAGAAGAGGAAGCGAAGAAGTAATGTCCCTAGCAACCAATGATGATATCCAAGTACACTTGCCTAGTGATAAGATCCTCGTTACTAACATCACTGACCTTGCAAGTTTGCAAACGGACGCAGAGAGGATCATCAAAGGTTATCTAGCTGGCACCTTCGCGCCTACCACACTTGCGGGATGGAACGACCCGACGGCTAGTATTGCTAGCCCTAACTACGTACCTGTATTAATTAGGGCGGTAGCGGGTCGTTTCATCGCCGCATTCGCATACCGTAGATATTACAGTGAGGATTCACTCGATGATCCTCAGTATGCACAGCGTAAGTACGATGAAGCTATGTCAATGCTTAATCAGATCATTAGCGGGGAGCTTGTATTGAATGACGTTACGGAAGTGGTGAATACAGGCTCCCACATGACTTCGCTTGACTTCTATCCGAATGATGCTGCGGATGGACCTAAGTTTACAATGGATCTTACGTTTTGAGTGTATTCGGGCCAGCCGCAGCAGAAGTAGGTGCATTCGCAGGTGGCACCATTTCTTTTACGTGGGTACCTGATCCCGAGGTAGTTGCACAAGAACTCATTGAAACAGCAGGAAGGTTAGAAGATCGCTCAGACCCATTGCTTATCTCTCGAGAAATTGCTATTCAGGATATGCAAGAACGTTTCAAGACGAAGAGTGATCCCGATGGTAAAGCATGGGTAAAGTGGGCACCATCTTATGCACCTATCGCAGAAAGAGTTAATAAGGGAGGATTGCTAGAACGGGATCAAATTATGAAAGATGCAGCTACTTCTCCTGGTGCATATCCTGTAACTGAGAGTAGTGTGTTCTTTAGCACAGCAGGACTACCTCCGTACTGGCTTTGGATTCAACAGGGTACAGGAGGTACTAGAGTGTTTAGAGCAGGAGAGAAGTCTCCTATCGGTGAGCTAAAGAGTGACCTTACGTTCGGTGGTGAAGGCAGAGGTAACGCTATGCCTCCACGACCATTTGTAGGTGTTAGCTTTGAAGCACAACTACAAATTGTTGAGGTATTTGACCAATGGTTTGAAGGTGCAGTTACGATGGGTGTATCAAGTAAGGGTAAAGTATTTGCACGTCATGCTAGGAGAGGTCCCGGCGGTAGGTTCGTGTCGGGTTAGTACATGCCATTTTCAACTCCTGAAGAGGTATTAGACTATCAGTATAACTTCCTAGTTGCTAACCAAACCTCGTTGGGATTAGGTTTTGTTGGTTACGCAGAAGAAGAACTGCTACCAAAGTATCCAGCAGTTCAGATTTCTACTGAACCATTGATTAGAGTCCTACATGGTACACACCAATTCCATCTAACGTTTAATCTGTCGTTTTGGGTGTATCATGCAAGACTCACGGATTCTCACAAGGTAAGAACGAAGAATGATCTTTTGCTAGTAACCGCGATCAGAACACTTCTCCACAGCGACTTTAGACTAGGAGGTAATATCATCTTCGGATATGTGGACAGTGAGAACCCTGGTGTACTTGCTTCACCAAAGAATGATGCTGTTGTAGGTTCACGTATGACTTGGACGGGCGAGAACGTAGTCCCGTTTACTTAGGAAAGGAGGTTACGTGCCACTCAAGGTTAGTTATGAAAATCCCGCCTTTCCAAAGGACTATGAGTTTGATGTTCATGGAATTGGTCTTGTAAAGAATGGCGGTAGTGTTACTCTTAGCAAGGAACAGGAAGAGAGTGCAGTAGCAGTGCTTGGTATGCCTCTCAAGGATTATGCTAAGGGTGGTACTGTAAAGGTCGAAGGCACCACAGAGCTTAAGCCTAGCGAAGTTGAATCTATTACGGAAGGGGGTGAAGGTTAATGCCAGCAGGACTTGGTGCAGGTGGCTATGTATTTATCGCACTTGAGACTACTAAGGGAACGTATCTAGACCCGACCACTGTGGGCGGTGTTTTTGTTCCTATTCTCGAAGAGTCACTTGTTTACACAGAAGAGAAATATACGTCGCCGCAGATTAGGCAGCAGGTGGTTATTAGTGATGCCAAGCCTAGCTACTATCACGTAGAAGGCGACATTACGTTGGAAGTTGATCCCAACAACATTGTACCCTTCCTTTACTGTTCAAGGCATAACATTACTAAGACAGGCGCTGGCCCATATACATATAAGTTCACGCCTAGCACTGCCGGATCTACTAGCACTGCTGCTTCAGGTGCCGTACAGCGCACAGCTTCTATCACTGTTGTAAGAAGCGGTGTGGGATTCGGTTATGCCGGTTGTACTATGGGTGGTTATGAGTTTACGCTTGAGGACGGAGTTCTCAGAGTTACGTTTAATGTACTTGGTGAGTCTGAGGCTACTCCTGGCGCACTTGGTACTCCCTCATGGGTTGCACCTAACTTGTATGGTGCAGATTCATCGGCTGTATATATTGATACGGCTGGTGCTACACCTACGTTTGCAACGGCTGACCTTAACCACAACGGATTTACGTGGCGAGCTAATCACAACGCAGAAGCACAGAACAGAATTACCACTGCACGATCTGCTCAGTATGTCTCGTTCGGTGAGACTGAACATAGCTACGAAACCGAACTGGACTTCATTAACAAGACTGAGTACGATAACTTCAAGGCTACCACCTTCCGCGCACTTCAGCTTCGGTCACTTCATGGTGGTTCGACGCTTTCAGCATCTACGGATGGTGTTCAGCTTACCACGTATCGTTCGTTCTACGAAACGTATGAGGTTTCACTCAGTGGTATGGCTGACCTGATTATGGCAGGTGTTACTGGTAGAGGTATCGTTCAGTCCGGTGGGGATGCTTACTCCATCGAAGTTAAATCGGCTGTTTCAATTACGTAGTAGTAACTAAGGAGAGGAAAGAAATGCCGAGAGCAACAGTTAGTCTGGAATTGGGTGAACGAATTGACCTCAAGTCTCTTGAGGGTGGTTACGTTCGTCTGAAGTCTATGCCTTTCGGAAAGAAGCTTGAGAGGCGTGATAAGGCTACGAAGATGAGTATGATGATGGAAGCAGAGAATCGTAAAAGGGGCAAGGATACACCGACTGAGGTTAAGCTGGATATTCTCAATAGGTGGTCTACCGCTTTCGACTTTGCTCAGTGTATTGGTGAGCATAATCTCACTGACGATAACGATAAGCCGCTTGACTTGTCTAATCCCGATGTTCTTGATATTCTCGATCCGCGAGTAGGTACTGAGATTGAAGCACTTATTAGCGACTTGATTGGGGATGATGAAGAACTTACGGATTTTACACAGCAAGCTACTTCATCCTCAGTGGACGAAAGCCCCCTTACTTCATCTATGAAGAAGGGAACGAGCGACTCATAGATGATTACACAGTTCGGGATGCTGCTGAGTGGGTAGAAATAACGATCCTATGCGAACGCCTAGGACAACTACCTAACCCCGGCGGGCTACTTCAGCAGCATCCCGAGCATATTAATCGCATGAGTAAGGTTCTCGAAGCTATGGATGCAGTAGAGCGTGACGAGAACGCTAAAGCAGACTCAAAAGCTAAATTAGATCATGGCCCTTAACGCAAGAGAATTACTACTAATCGTCAGAGCGCAGAATCAAGCTTCTGGCGCACTTCGCCGTGTGGCTAATGACGTGCGTAGCCTTAGCAAGTTACAGCAGCTAGGGCTACGCCGTAATCAGTTGGCTATTCAGCAGGGTAATCTCATGCGTCAGCAGCGACGTGCGTTAAATGAACTTGAGAGCGTTACTTCCGGTCGTAGGTTCTTACAAGCACAACGTGAGAAGTCGAACCTTCTCGAAAAACAAGTAAGAACGCAGAACGCTATTAAGACAAACCTCGATGCACAGCGAGTCGCTAACATGCGTCTTGCAAATGCCGAGAAAGC